TGGTCAGTGGTAAGGTCTATTTCGGTAAAAAGCAGATTAAAAGCGTTAAAAAACTTAAACCTCTCAAAGGAAGAAAAAACAAAAGACACTTTGACGTAGAGACAGACTGGAAAACCTATACTTCATCATCTAATGATGTTAATGAAGATATAGTAAAGCTTGGCAAGAATAAGTTTAAGTTTGAAATACTTAAGTTTTGTGATAGTAAGTTTGAACTAGCTTATTATGAAGCTAAAATACAGTTCGATCATGATGTCTTACTTAAAGAAGGATACTACAACGGTATTATAAACTGCCGTATTGGAAGAGCCCCGAATGCATTGTTGAATAAGCTTGCACAACAAAAAAATAACGCTACAATAACTAATAATGCAGGTACTACCACTCAACTACAATCTTTATCTAGCTGATTTTTCTATAATAGAATCAGAAGTACAAAGTTTGTTTAAAGCTGAGCTATTAAAGTACAATATTACAACATATGATAGTTTACCAAAACAAGACTATCTTAAGTTAATACACTATTTTACACTATCTACGTTATTAAAAGAGTACGCTAATATAGAACACAAAAAGAATACCATATTTTGGATTAATAAAGAAACGTGTAATGCGGATATTCTAACATTTGCAAAAGAAATAAAGAAGTGTTTCCCAATACTACTTTATGTTACCAACAAACCATATAAAACGGCATTAGTTGACAAAAATACTGCAGAGTACCTGGAATTAACAACAGAGCTCAAAGAGTTTAGGTATTCCATCGATTATAGCAAATATAGCTTTAACAAAATCAAACGATTTTGCACAAAATACGGGTTAGATGCGCTGATTTCAACGTTTAAGCCGTGAGCGGATTTCTCTCTATATATCATATAATATTAAGCGAGCGTCAGCGAGCGTTTAAAAGGTCTGACAAGACTGGAGACGAAGGAGCTCTGCTCCTGAGTCCCAAAAACCATTAACATATTGCTATGCAGTATGTAGTATATTCCTTAAACCGACGACACTTTATATTACTTTATTGCCAATAAAAATCAAGTGCAAATATACAAAAAAGTCGTAAATATATTGTATATGGACGCTATTTTAAGCAAAGTTAAAGAAAAAAGCAGATTTTTAAAAATACTAGAAACCACCATGAAAGAAGACATTGCTTCCGGTGGTCAAGGAGATGTAACTGATCCTAACACTGTAGGTGCAGGCGTAACAACAGGGGTGAGCGGCGTACAAACAGCAACTGCTAATCTTAAACAACAAGCTTTAGCGGTATTAATGCAAGATCCTGAGTTTCAAGCTGCTCAACAATCTGGAGACCAAACAAAAATAAGCAGTTATTTTCAGAACCTTTTATCTCAACAAAGCGGTAGTTCTACAACACCCACACAATGAAAAGATTTAACGCAATAGCTAATAAAGTATTTTTAACTTTACTTGAAGCAGATGGCGATGTACCACCTACCGCTACACCAGGGGCTGCACAAGCACCTGCAGCTGGTTTACCTCAGGATGGTGGTCCGGTGAATGCACCAACACCTACACCTGAACCTCAAAAGACTCCGCAAGAGATGAGAAACTGGCAAACAGATATTTTAAATACTGCTCGTGTAGCTTTGTTAACTGTTAAAAACGATCCAGGCCAGTTAAGTGAAGATGATGTTAAGACTTTAAGTACTACTGTTACAATACAAAATAAAGACCAAACTGGCGGTGTTCAAGATATATTGAACAGATTAGCGGGCAACACTTAAATACCTGTTAGCAAAAGCGTTATTGCGGCCAGTTAACTCTTTACCGTTAACATGTCGTTTATATTGAGCATTAATTTCAGCTGTATTACCTGTTACCACTCCGTCTAAGAACTTTGGAAACTTAGCTAATACACCATTAAAAGCAAAATCTGTTAACATTTCTTTTTTAGTATTATCTAAACGTTCCCACGCTCCCTTACCAAACTTGTAGTTAGTTATTTGCTTAGCTCTTTCAGCGGCTGCATTTATATCTTGTTTTAATAAGGCTGTAGCTTGAGCATCAGTTAAGCCTCTAGAAAAGTTATCCCCTGGATGAAGTTTATGCCCGTAAGCAATGGTATTTGTACCACCCTCTACGCTTTTGTGTGGGTGCCATAAACCATGTTTAAAACCGGTTTTTACTCCATTTTCTACACTTTTTATGTAGTTTATAAAATCTGGTGTTGCTTGAAACTGACTACCGTAGTAGTCTGCAAATGAAGATACTTTTTGTACTTGTGCAGGGGGTTCGAAATGGATTGGAGGGGGTAAATCCACAGCTTCAATAATACTTATAAATTTCTTAATACCGGGCATGTCAATATTTACATATTAAGTAAATAAATGTGTGATAATAAAATATAAAAATAAAACATACAGCAGTGAAGATCTGCCTATTTTTTTATATTTTAAATGTCCAAAAGATAAGAAAGACTTCATTAATCTGCTTACCATTTACCACAAACCTAATATTTTTGTTAAAATAAACAGTGTAGATTTTATTTTAGCTGGTAATACAATCATAAAAGATAAAAGATCTGCAATATACATTAATATGGAGACAATGGATGAAAAGCGCCATATTCAAAGATATTTGTTTAATTCTAACGATGAAAGTAATGCCGTAATATCTACACCACCAGATATTAGACCAGTAATATTAGAGGAATGGATCAGTAGACATGCAAAAAACTTAATTTTAAGTTGATATTATAATAAAAGCCCTTACCATAAGTTATGGGCAAATTTATATCAACTAAAGTCATTCCGTTAGGTTCGGCTGCATTTAGACAGCCTTATGCACAAAGTCATTGTCACTTTATTCATGGTTATCGGTTACAAGCCAAGTTCTGGTTTACTTGTAATATGTTAGATCAAAACAACTGGGTTGTAGACTTCGGCGCTCTTAAGCAGCTTAAAAATACTTTAGAAGAATACTTTGATCATAAAACGGTAGTTTGGGCAAAAGACCCTGACTTAGACATGTTTAAGCAACTAGAACAGCGTAAGATGATCGAACTAGTGGTACTTGAAGACGGTGTGGGTATTGAAAGATTTGCTGAACTATGTCATAAACTAGCAAATGATTATGTAGATGGTCTAACTAACGGTCGTTGTTGGTGTTCTAAAGTAGAAGTTTGGGAACACGAAGGAAATAGTGCACTTTACGAAATTTAATATATAATAGTTTTATGTCTAATATTGATCCCAATACAACTTTATTCATTTCAGATGATTTTGTGTTCTACACTTTAGAGGGTGAAGGCCGTTACATTGGTTACCCTTCAGTGTTTATGAGAATGGCTATGTGTAACTTAACCTGTATTGGTTTTAAGAGTGAAGACTCACCAAACGGTTGCGATAGTTATGTTAGCTGGTCTAAAAAGAATAAAATGACGTTTGAAGAAGTGGCTCAGTTATTTGAAAAGAACGACTATCATGAACGTTTAAAAGAAGGTGCATTACTTAAGTTAACCGGTGGTGAACCTTTTATTCAACAGAAAAACTTATTGCAGTTCGTTAAGTTTATTAGAGATCGCTGGAGCTTTGCTAACTATAGCAGAACTCTTACTACTGACGATATCGGTAGACCTAGATTGCATGTTGACTTTGAAACCAACGGTACTATTATGCCAGATGAAGAATGGTCTCGCCTCGGTGTTCATGTAACATATACTACTTCACCTAAGTTATCTACTAACGGAGATCCTGCCGATAAACGCTATAAACCAGAGGTATTACGTTATCTAGCTGTACATGATGCTTGTTTTAAATTTGTAGTTAAACAAGAATCAGACCTAAATGAAGTACTAGAAAATTATCTTAATAACCCTGTTGTTGGCGTGCGTTCCGATCAAGTATGGATTATGCCTTGCTGTGGTAGTAGAGAAGAACTACTTGTCAATGGACCTATCGTTGCTGACTTATGTAAAAAGTACAACTTTAAGTTCTCTAACAGAATGCATTTACAGCTGTGGAACAAGGCCCTCAAAGTTTAATATATGAACGATATTCCTGATCCTAAAAAACATAAAAACATTAGCATTATCAAAAGCATTATTCGTATTATTGCAGGTACTTGTCTTTGCTTTGGTGCTTTCTGGGTTACCGGTATATTACTAATCGTGGCAGAAATACTCGGTATTATTGAAGAAATGGTATAATATATGAAACAAGAAATTAAATTCACATATACATTAGAACATACTAATGACGATATTAATGTCGGTGTGCCTCGTAAAATTGAAATTATATTTGACGGTCAAGCCGACTTACAGGAATTAACAGAGCAGTTTAACGCTTTTGTTAAAGCTATAGGTTACAACCCACCTGACAATTGCGTTCTTGATTGGGTAGATGTTGAAACCGGTCAACCACCTGAAGATGATGAATGAGGTTGCTAATATTACTATTAATCGTAAATTCTAATAAATGAGCCATTCTAAACTTAGCAAAATAGGCGTTATCGGCACTCAATGTATTGGTAAGACTACACTTATCGATGATATGATATTACAGTGGCCGCAACTAAACAAACCTGCAAAAACATATAGGGATTTAATAAAAGAAAAAAAACTGCCTGTTAATAAAACCGGTACAAAAGAATCTCAAGAAGCTATTCTTAACTACCTTGTAGATGAAGCTATGGCTAATTACGGTAAAAAGAAGATGATCTTCGACCGTACACCTATTGACAATCTTGTTTATTCGTTATGGTTATTTGAAAAAGGGTGTTCTGATATTGATGAGGCATTTATTGATAAATGTGTCGCTCAAGTAAAAGAAGCTATAAAGTTTTACTCTGTAATATTTTATATACCTCTTAATAAAGAAAACGATGTAATGTTATCATATAAAGAAAATAGGGATATAGATCCTATTTATCGTGGTGAAATCGCTGTTTTATTTGATGCTATCTATAGAGCTTGGGAACAAGGTAGTTCACGTTTCTTTGATAGAGAAGACTGTCCACCTATTATTCCTTTATACGGAAATCCGTTAGAGCGCGTTGCACAAGTAGCATTATATATTAATGAAAAGTGTGAGTTCTTCGGAGAGGAAGATTCTTTAATCGCTCAAGACCTTCAACAGATTGAAACCTTAGCAGATCAGCTAGGTGTCGATAAGAAGAAGTTAGGTATACCGGATAAAAAAGAGTTTAAATTGTAATAAGTATTGTATCTTATGAAATTTGATGATGCTATTAACTATATTGCTGAGCACACCCTCGATTTAGAGATGGCTAAGCCAAAAAATCCAGAAATCGAAAAGCTTGTAGCACAGGGTATACCTTACTACAAAGCACGTAACATGGTTAATGCTAAAAAGCTTGGCGGTGCTACTGCTCCAGCTACTGCGCCTGCAGCTGCCACTGAACCGGCTGGTATAAAATATAAAGAGCTTCCTGATACATTAAGGACTAAAGAAGCGGTAGCAGACATGTTACAAGCTGATCCTAACCTAACCCCACAAGAAATCATGGCTAGATTAGCAGCTGATAACAGCGAAGAAACACCATACAACTTAGACCCAACTGTAGTTAAAGCAGCAGTTGCTGATGCTTCGATGGGTGGAGACGCTGAACTAGAACCACAAATCGATCCTGCAGAACTTAAAAAGGCTGCTGGTGCTGACGCGATTAGAGCTCGTATGGCAGCTAGAGGTATAAAGCTTGGTGATCCTAGCAAGATTGCTAAACTACAAGGCGCTGTTAAAAAGCTTCGGTCTAGAGGTAGAAAGTCTTCAGGCGAAGAGCTTGCTGGTTTCAAGGAACCAGAACCTGAAGAAATTATTGGTGGTACAGGAAGTCAAAACCCTCACGACTACGAAGGTCAGGAAGATTGATTTAAATACTTTTCAGTAAGTACAACAAACTTCATTCCTTTTTTAGCCGCGTACTCACTCGCGGCTTTCCATTTGGCTTGATTTTTGTGCCACATTAACTGTTCGTATAATACTGTACTTCTTTTTTTACTATCTGAATGTACAGGTGGTTGAGTTTGAGATGAAGGCTTAAGTTCGATTAAATATTTTTGTACAACTCCATCCGGCTGTTTTATTGCAGCTATTAAATCTACATAATACTTGTGTACTTTATTGTCAATGCCACTATAATAAGGCACCACTATGCCTTCACTTACCCATGCAGTCACGTTCGGGCTTTTATCAAAAAACAAGAAGAAGTTTCTTTCCAAGCTTGATCTGTATACAGGATTATTAGTACCTTTATATTTTTCTTTATTAATAGGTGTATAAATTCCTTGATAGTACTTGTTATTTTTCGGGTACCCCATATACTATACTTACTTTATGATCGTTCCTCAAAACTTTGTAATACAGACGTTCTTCCAATATGCGAAGAGGCCTGTGTTTAAAAAGACTACTAACACATACAATGGAGAATGTCCATACTGTCATGAAGGTAAAAGTGCGGGTAAAAAACGTAGATTTTTCTATATTCCTGAAGATGATCACTTGTTCTGCCATAACTGCGGTGAAAGTAAAAACGGATTAGAGTTTGTTAAAGAACAAACCGGCCTCTCTTTTAGTGAGATAATGGCTCAATCTGGATCATACTCAGATACAGTAGAAGAACTTATTAAGAAGTCGGATTTTTATAAAAAAGCTAACCCTAATCCCTTACCGTACGATAGCATAAACTTGTTTGATAATAATCAGGTATCATTTTATAAAAACAATAAAGTAGTACAGGATGCTCTTGAGTTTATTAATAAAAGACGATTAGACACCGCCATTAATAAACCTAAAAGCCTTTGGATTAGCTTAACTGACAATATTCATAAAAACAGAGTTGTGTTTCCGTTCTATAATATGGAAGGAAAGATAACAACCTATCAATCTAGAGCACTATACAAAGAAGACGAAGACAAGGCAAAGTATCTATCTAAAGTTAACAGTGATAAAGGAGTGTTTAACCTAGACAAAGTATCTCCAGATATAGATTATATATTCTTACAAGAAGGACCTATTGATGCTATGTTTTTACGCAATAGTGTAGCTTTAGCTGGCATACATCCTACAGAAGAGCAGCTTGAAATGATACAAAAAGCGTACCCTATGCATAATTTAGTGTATGTATTGGATAATCAGTGGGTAGATAAGACCTCTTATAAGATTACAAAAGAGTTGCTAGACAAAGGAGAGTCTGTATTTATTTGGCCTAAAGAATATGCTCAATACAAAGATTTTAACGAACTTTGCATCAAGCAAAAACAAGACGAAGTACAGTACATTAATATATTACAAAATACGTACAAAGGTATGAGAGGAATAATACAGTACTCTCAGATTAAAAACCCTGCTTAACGAGTTGTAATTTTGCTTGTAGCGTCGTGAATCTTTTTACCAGAACTTGTAACTACTGTTTTGAATAGTTCTGCTAGACCACGAAGATTTTCAGCTAACTTAGTAATACGTTTTTCTTCACGACGAACAATACCCTTAAAAGGAATAGAGTTGCGCATTTCTAATGCATTAATTTGAGCATTTAAACTGTTATCATCAGCACCATTAATAAATGTTGCCATGTCGTCAAGCTTCTTGATCCATTCACGTGCTTTAGCAACACCTTCTGTATCAAGTTTGAGAGAAGGGTTTGAAGCAGCGTCAAAAGCTGCAGGGTCTGTGTTAGGACTTAAAGACTTGTTCCACGCTGCTTGAGATTTTTCATCGTCAGATGGCTCAGCTGCAGGAGCCGGTTTAGCTGCAGGTGGATGCGCTGGTTTAGCTTCCATGCCTAAAGCTGCACCATAAGCATTTTCTGCTAATGCTTTTGCAGTAGCAATATTTCCGCGAATATCTTTGCCATAACGCTTTTCAATATCTTTTTTAGGTAAATTTTTATAAATGACATTACGTTTTTTTATTTCACTTGGAGTCATATGCTCTGATTCTTCTTTTTGCACATTTTTTGCAAACTGTGCCATGTGTCGTACATGAGAATCTTTGCTATGTAAAGCTTTACTTAATTTATCAGCAGGAATCTTCTCTCCTTGCGGTACATGTAATGCTTTATGTAAAGCCCCTTTATGTTTCGATACACCAGTTTTTTGTATCCATTTTTTATCGCTTTCTTTTACTGGAAACGTTTTTCCACCTAATTCAAAAGTATCTTTACCAGCTTCTTTAGCTTTTTGATCCTTAAAATGCATTACACCTGCACCTTCTTTGTCCAATACTTTCTTTTTTTCCTTGACTGGAAATGTTTTATTACCTAATTTAAATGTATCTTTACCAGCTTTTTTAGCTTCAACATCTTTCAAATGCATAATACCAGCGTTGCTTTCTTTATCTAAAGATTCATTAAATGCGTCTTGGAACAAATTCTTCATATACATTATTTACTACTTTTTCATTGAATTTCTATTAAACTATACTATTATAACCATATGTCAAAAGCATTAGTCATATTATCGGGTGGAATGGACAGCTCTATATTACTTCACTATGTAACTAAGAAGCTTAAATACGATGAAGTATATGCCATTACATTCAATTACGGGCAGCGGATTATTCGAGAAATCGATTGTGCAAAGTATCAAGTAGATGCTTGTAAAGTTAAAGAACATAAGATTGTAGATATGGATTTCTTTAGAAGTATATCCACTATGTCTGCTCTTACTAATACTAACTTAAATATACCAAAAGCTAAAGATGATGTTGGTAATGCTCAACCTTTAAGTTATGTACCCTTTAGAAACCTATTATTATTAACGAGTGCTGCTGGTTGGGCTGAATCTATTGGAGCACAAGATCTATTTTACGGTGCAGTAGAAACTGATGACTTTTCAGGTTATTGGGACTGCACCTCAATGTTTTTAAATAAAGTTAACGACATTTACGGACTTAATCGTAAAAACACGATCAAAGTTAATGCGCCGTTTATGCGTTACTCTAAAGAAGAAGTTATTAAAACTGGTATTGACTTACAGGTAGACTTCAGACAAACACACACCTGTTATGAGGGTACTGATCCTGCTTGCGGAGAATGTGTATCGTGTGCTGCACGTATTAAAGGTTTTATTGACAACAAAGCTATTGACCCTATTAAATATTCACGTAATATACCATGGGAACAGTACGATTGCAAACCTTTAACCTATTTAACATAACATGTGCGGCATAGCTGGTTCAAAATATAAAGATAAAGCTTTTAACTTGTACAAAGATAATCTTGCAAGAGGTTATTATAGTTCAGGTGCATTAACATTAGACTCTAATGATCAATATCACATACACAAAACTGAAGGTATTTTTAATGAACCTATAGACTGTTTTAACCCGCCGGGTATAGACACTCACGGTCGTTATTTTTTGTATCATTCCCGTGGCCCTACTGTTGAGACAAAATCGTTTGAAGCGATTAACAATCACCCGTTCATTTATGGTGATTGGGTAGTGGCTCATAACGGTATTATCAGTAATTTTGAGAGTTTATGTAGAGAATATTTTCCAGACGAAGATTTTACCGGTAGAACTGACAGTTGTATTATACCGCGTATGTTAGAAATAAAGATAAAAGTATCAGAAGCTATGGAATCTCTTAAAGGTACGTATGCTATATGGGCTTTTAATAACAAACACAAGAAAACTTACTTAGCCAGAAGTGCTAGTACATTATTTGCTAATCCGGTCACAGGATGCTTTTCATCTACGGAGTTTGAAGGCAGCGAATCCTTAAATGAGGGGATTGTTTACGCAATACAGGATTACGATTGTATAGTGCCTGCTGGGAGATTTAAGCATAAATCTCCGTACTTCATATTCTAAGTATATGAATGGCTTCTCGTAAAACACCTGAAAGAAACACCGCTATAGACTATATAAATAGAGATATTGTAAACGTAAAAGAAGATTTACAAGTCTTGAGTAAAATTGTACGTGACGGTAATGGTCACCCAAGTTTAATGCAGCAAGTAGCAACTCTACAAAACGATATAAACCATCTCAAAACGGAGATGGAAAGCAGGTTGCAAGAACAAAGAGATTTAATATCAACTCATTTTGATGATTTACATAATGCGTTTAATGACTGCTCTTTAAGACATAATGATAAGCTCAAGCTTCACTGGCATTTTCAAACTGCTATTTGGGTAGCATTGATAGGTAGTATTACTTCTATTATATTGCATTTTTTTAAATAAATCAGTAGATTTATTTTTATAAACCTTTATACTGTAAGCACTATATGAAAGGCTTACAGCAATTAAAAATAGAAGATAAACAGTTCTTAGTAGAAGCGTTATTGTTCACCGCACATAGTGATGTGTGTTCCGATCACACAGAGGTGCATCGTAAACGTATGTTTGAGCTAGCAGAGCTTATTAACGATAGTAATATCAGACTAAACAACATCTACATTTTTAATGATAGTTCTACACAAGAAAGTGTCACACCTACAGGCCTAACTAAGAAGTTTCCTAATCTGCCTGTTGAAACTATTATACAAGACTAATGAACGTATATATTGGTTTTTGTTCAACTGCTACTTCCTATTCAAATCTTAAGGAAAGAAGCAAATACACTATTGTAAACAGTGAAGATTTAGATAGTATTAAAACTGTAAACGGAGCCTTTAATAATAAAATCTCTATAGCTAAAGTTTACAACTCTTTTATCGACACACACAAAAATGAAGATTGTATTTTAGTATTAACTCACGATGATGTAATCATTACTGACAAGAACTGGATTGAAAAACTAAGACAAGCCCTTAAACAATATGATGTAGTGGGGTTAGCCGGGGGTGTTAACCCTAGATTGCAAGCACCGGCATTATGGCATTTAATGTGTGCAAAAGAAGACTTAAAGGGCAGTGTTAATCATGTAGATATTAGTAATAATAGCGTATTTAACACAACATTCGGTAAAAACGGTAGAGTTGCTCTTTTAGATGGTTTATTTTTAGCATTTAACCCTAAAAAAGTATACGAAGCTGGTATCCGCTTTGACGAAACATGCCCAGCTAAGTTTCATTTTTATGATTTAGATTTTAGTTTACAATGTAATAAGGCTAAACTAAAGCTAGGTACAACTAATATTGCTGTTACACATGCCTCTCCTGGGTTAAAAAACTTTACACAAGAGTTTAATTTGGGTCAAGACTGGTTTTTAGTTAAAGCTAGAGATGGAAAATATTAAAATACATTTTATAATACTACTATGATTATTACAGATCAAAAAATATATAACGGCGATTTTATTCACAAGCGTTTTGCTTATAAGTATTTCAGAGATAAGACTCTGGCTGTGGGTAATATTGTTAGCTATGTAGCCCCTGTAGAGGTTACATTAAACCTTATTGACCTAGAAGATTCTCTAGAAAAAGACTACATCTATAGTGATTCTATGATTAACTTTTGCTGGGAAATACCTAACTTAGATCCATTTGGTGCAGTATGTTTTCAGCGTTTGTTTAACACTACAATCGCTAATACTTTACACACATACATTAAAAAGCCTATTGAAATGAAAGGCGATGACCTGATTGTACATGCAGAGCATAATCAAGGCGGTATTGTACAACAAAAAGGTAAAGCTTCTGTCAGTATTACGTATTCGAAAGATAATGTAGCTATTGGACACACAGGTATTAATATTAGCGCCGGTAAAAAAGCTCCTGCTTTTGCATTTAGTACTAATCTTTCACCTGCAGATGCAGAAAAGTTTCAACTACAAGTACATCAGCAGTTCTATCAAATGGTAGATAATATCTTTGTAGCTACTGCTAAAGTTATTGTTTAATGTTTGATCATCTCAACAAGATTCTTTATAAAGCTAAGGAATCTGATATAAGCAACCTTAACGAGGATAAGGAATTTCAACCATTTCTTATCCAGCGTTGGTGTTCTATGCACTCTACACCAATTGCTCATATTGTTAATGAAACTACCAATAGGTACTGGGGATGTTATGAAAATAACAAAGACTGGTACATTGCTCTAAAAACTATTATACCTAGTTGTAAGTTTAAGAGAATCAGTTACATTAAAAAAACTAAAAAAGAAGTCATTAGAAAGAATAATGAGAATGTTAGAAAGGTAGCTAATAACCTTGAAATCTCCATAAGAGAGGTAAATCAGTATATAGAGCAATTTAACTTAAAAATACCAAATGAAGAAAAATCTACAACATAAAATCGAAAGAGATATTAAGCAAAGTGGCATGAGCCGTGCCGATCAGCATAAAGCTCTTGAGGCAAACGAACAAGTAGAAACAGACAATACTAAAGGTTTGGTACGTCTTGAAAACTATCTCGGTTCAGACTTGAATCTTACAGACTGGACTCTTACATCCTTGTTGGATGATCTTTTAATGTGTCAGTTTGCAGATTGTAATGAAGATAATACTGAAATCATGAGAGAAGGTATTTTCGTACCTGCTAATGTGGTTCAATCTGCTTGGCGTGTAGCTAAGGTTATCATTGCTGGACCTCGTTGCAAGACTAAAGTTGGTGAACATGTTATTTTTCCAAGTAACTTCGGCCTAAAATGTGCAAAAATGAACGGTTTAAAGAACATTGTATTTCTTAACGAAGAACGTATTTTCGGTAGAGCAACTCCTGCTACTAAGTAATATGGATGTCACCGGGTACATTAGAACAAATACTAAACAGTCATGCTGTAGAGCTTAGGTTCATAAGGCGTAGACCTTTACCCGGTAATGATCATAGAAGAATGCTTGCAACTAACGATACCAATCTATTAAATAGTATACCAGGACGAACAGCATTGAACTTTCACGGAGCTCCAGGTCATTTAAAGTTTAACCCCAGACAAAAGGGATTAGTAATGACCTGGGATATTTTTATGCAAGATTTTAGGTTAGTTCCAGCAGAGAGTGTAGAAATAGTAAGAGCTATTCGAACCACCCCACCTGATGAGTTTTGGGAATATTTTAACCGGGTCTTATCTAAGATGCCAGAAGCACAAAAAGTATCATTCATGCACGCATGACCGACAAAATAGACAACTTAATGAAACCTTTTCTGCAAAGAGAGGTTAGTTTCAACTTTAAGCATAAGACTTACAAGAGTGGTAAGCTTTTATTGTACAAACTATCTGGAAACTACATGTCCTTTATATTGGTTAATGAGAAGAAAAGAGAGACATTTGAAATACCGTTTCCGTATGCTGTCGAAGGAGATTTGAACAAGATAAACTTCGATTATAAACTAGAGACTCTTGCTGAAAATGACTTTGATCTGTTGATAGCTCTTAAAGGAGTAACAAAAGTCAAAAACAGTCGGTTTTATGATAGTGTAATGACGATTTCGGCCTTGTAATTTTCATAAAGTACTGTATACTTGTCTTCTTATTAATGAAGATAGACAAACCAATACTAACTTACTTTCCTGATAAACATACACCTAGAGAACATCAGGTTACCGGTTTACAACAGATAGAGGAAGCAGTTAATTCTGGTGCTAAGTTTATTATTGTACAAGCACCAACCGGATCAGGTAAATCTTTTTTTAGTAAAACTCTTTCTAATACTACTAATAGTGCAGATCCTGAGTATGTAAAGCTTGTTGATAACTATCAAGCGTT